CGGAACCCGTAATGAATCCCGTATTTTACATTTACACAAAATATTTTATAGTGCCCTGTTTTGCTTGCACTTGTGCTTTTGGTGGAGCATTATACAACCGGATAGATTATAAGCATTTCCTCCGGTTCTTAATATCCATCATTTAAAGTATGCACTTTATACCGTATCCTCCTTTGCTATGCCCGGGTTTTATAACACTGTCAAGCAAACTGTTTATGCCCTTTATAACAGATGTTTGTGAACGGAGTTCCGATAAAATGGGACTTTCCTCGTTACTTCCATACCGATTTTCAAGAATGTCCTTTATCGCCGTAATGTCTGAAGTCTGTTGTGCCACGAAAAAGCGGATGGAGTTCAGTAAGGCTTCGAGTGCCTCGGCAGTAGATTCTGTAATATTTTCTATACCCTGTTGTAATGCGCTTAATGAAGATGATTTTTTACTTCCTAAATACCCCAGACTTTCCATCAGTTCCTTTAAATTTTCATCCAAATTTGAAAGTGCGGCATCAGCTATTTCATTTATATTTTCAAGTTCTTCCTTTGTCAGCTTAATCCCTCCTTCCGAATTTTCTGAAACGGCTTTGTCTATCTTTTCAAACAGTCCTTCAAGGCTTGCTTTGACAACCCTCATCATGGACTGTTTCTTGATAAGGTTCGTGATATAGTCATCAAAAGTGTCCTCCAATGATTCCAAGGCATCTTCCCCTTCATTGAACGCATCCACCCACGCATCCGCAAAAGCTTGGGCGGCAGATTTGTAATTAGCCTCTGACCCAAATCCACCAAGCTCTTCCGTCATGGTTTCCTCCAGTTCTTTGATGGCTTTATTGTTATCTTCTATTTGGTTTTGCCATTCCTGTATCTGGTCTGTATTGGAATCCTTTTTATCGTTTTCTGCCGCAATCATTGATTGTAACTGTTCGTTTTGGCCTTTAAGGTTTTCTACGCTTTTGTCTTTGTAACTGGAAAGAGATGATATGTCCCAAGCACCTTCCATGGAATCACTCAAGCCTTCATAAGCCCGTTGGAGCCTTTCAATGGATTTTTGATGTTCTTCAATCTCCTTCTGCAATTCTTCATCATGGTTCTTAACACCAAATACCCCCGCGATAGCTTTCCCGAGTCCGGTCACAACATTTATGGCACTGCTAACAGGTTTTTTAATGTCAAAATTCTCAACACTTCCCAAAAGAGCCCCTATTCCTTCGACGGCACCCTTAAAATTGTCCCCGATGTGAACCCCGAAATCATCTTCAAGCATGCCCATAAAACCCTGGACGGAAGAAAGCGTCTCCCCCCATTTGGAAGCTGCTCCCTTTAGGGACTCCTTGAAGGTCTTTTCCAATTTCATCCCACTATTGATTTGATCGGATAGTTCCTTTGAAATCAAACCTTGCGCTTCAAGTTGTCTAAGGATTACATTTAGCTTTTTATTTTCTATGTCATATTCTTTCTTTGCTTGATTGGCCTGCTTGCTTCCCATTCCATATGTCTTAACGGCCAAATCCCATTGCGCTTTCAGTACTTCTGCCTTTTTGGATTGCACGCCAGATTCTCCTTGCAATTCTATTTCCGTAGACAAGCTTTGGATATAATCATTTTCCAATTGATTGCGTTCCAAGGCAAACTTCACAAGTCCCTTGAAGCTGCTGGCCAACCCTTCAAAAGGATTCCTGTCTGCGATTTGCGTATCAATCTCCTCCATGGCATTCACGACTTGTTTAAGCTGTTCGGGGGACAAGCCGGACAAGGAAGGACGCAACTCATCAAGTTTTTCCCTCATGGCATGCAGCATCCTTGTGGACGTGTACTCCAAATTTTCAAACATGTTTATGTAAAAGTCGCTGTTTTGGAATTGCTTCCATGTATTTTGCGACGTTTTTTCATCATATTCCTTCTTTAGGTTTTCTTCATACTGTTTTTTTAGTTCCGGATTCTTCTTTAATCCTTCATTTTCTTCTATCTTCCTGCGTTCCGCATAATACCATTTGTCAAGTTGCAGTTGCTCCCCGAGCCTTGTCTTATAATCTTTCGTGAGTTGTTCCAAATTGGCACGGTTATAATCCATTTCCTTTTGTGCCAACTTCTTGAACGCATCTTCCCGGGTTTTCTCCCATATCGTTCCTTCTTTCCCAGAAAAAGCTTCTTCAAGGCCAGCCCTTATTTGTGAAAAAGTCATTGTAAGCCCCGGGAACATGGTTTGGACATCGCCCTCGCCCAACCCAAGGCCAACAAGCTTATCATGGAGAGAAAGGCTTTCAAACATGCTTTCCACTTTCTTCTTGACCATCTCGATTTCATCGTCAATCTTGTCCATATCGAATGCGTCAAGAAGTTCTATGCCTGCCCTTTCGGCATTGCCTTTCTTCTTCAAATCAGCAACCGCATTTGAATATTCCGTAAGCCATTTGCCTATGCTTTGCTTGTCGAATTTCAGGCTGGAGACATCCAAGCCAAGTGATTTTATTTGGCTTATAAAACGTGAGCGGACTGTCTTGTCGGCATCAATGTCGCTCATCCTTTGACGCAGCTTCTCATATTCCGCATTCAACTTTTTGACGAGGGATATGCGTTCCGAAATTATATCGTCCCCTTTATTTCCATTCCCTTTTTTCTTTTCGCCTTTTTTTGTCCCATACTCGGTATTAATATCATCAAGTGCCTTTTGGGCGGACTTGTAATAGGCGATAATATCCTTTTTCGCTATGGCTTCCACGCGAGCCGGGTCTACGGCTTTCCCCATGAACATGGACACGTACCGTGCCCATTCTTCATCCGTAGGCAGTTTCCCGCCATTGGATTTTGCGAAATCTTCCTTGGTGTAGAGTTCGTGTTTTGACCTTTCAAGCCTGTCCAAGCTGTCCATGGCATCTTTCGCATCCTTGTTCAGCTTGTCTATCTCATCGTGCAATCCCCTCAACGGGTCATTCGCCAAGGACTTCACAGTAAAATCTATTTTATACTCTCTTCCGGCAAGGAAATCGTTGATACGTTTATCTAAATAGTTGGTAGTGTCTTCTATGGATTCCTCGTCCAGCACGAACTTTATTCCGAATTTCGTTTCAGCCGCATCTTTGGCAATTTTGATTTTCCAATCTTCCCATCCCTCTTCTGCTGCTTTCGTGTCCACTACCGTTTCGACTACCGCCTTGCCATATAAATCCCATTCTTTTTCCGTGTATTGGTTTCTTAAATGCACAAGGACACTTTCCCATTCATCCAGGAACTCTTTTTCTTGGTTCTTAAAGCTATCCAAACGAATGGAGTATGCCCTGACAAAATCAAGACCTGCCATTTGGGCTTTCCTCATCTCGCTGTTCAGCCTTGGCAATGAATTGGTCACTTTAAGTATGGCATCCGCTTGCCTATATAAGAAATCTGCCTCGTTTTCCCCCTCTTCCCTTTGTTGCGAATCCGTCAACAGGTTCCGTTGTTCTTCTGACAACACCTTGTAATTGTTGTTCAACAGACTTATGGCATCATCCAAATCTTTTGTTTTGGATAATAAATTTTCATAAGATGCCGAAAGGTCTTTGCTGTCTTGCTCTATGTTATCCCCAAACAACCCGCCCCACTCCAATCTGGAATTATTCTCGTGGAAAGCGACATCCAATGCCTTTTTAGCTTTCAAGAACGCTTCATACTCATCAAGAAGTACTTTATATGATTCATCCACATCTTTTTTGCTTATGCCATCGATTTCGATGGGGATTTTCAATCCGGCCTTTTCATACAGGCTTTGTAATTCATAAAGCTTTTTCTTTTTCTCTTCAAATATGCCGTCATCGTCCGAAGAATCCGAAGTTTTAGGAATCGATTCATACGCACGGGATATATTATTCAAATCAGACATTAGTTTCCCGTTTTCCTTAGCTATTTCTATGAGGCCGTTCTTGTATTCTTTCATCCAAGTTACCAACCCGGATATAGCAGATATGGCTGCTGTTATCCCGATAAGCGGCAGGTTGGTCATGAAGGCAGCTTTCAAGTTCCTCCCGAATACCATTGCGGCCTGCCCCGCATTTTTCAACCCCGTAGCCATTAACGCGATACTATTGGCTTGTTTCGCACCAGTTGATGCAAAATCCACGGAAAAGACTTTTTTCAACGAATTGCCGGTAAGCAGTGATTGGGTGTAAAGCAGAACCAATACCGCAGCAAAAGCCTTCCCTACCGATGCCACATCTTCCCAATGTTTCAATATACTGCTAACCGAATCTATTGTGCCTTTTAATACATTTTCATTCTCTTTCCCTATTTCATTGAACATTACATCAAAACTGTCCTTCAAATTGGAAATCTTGCCTTGTAAAGTTTCAGATTGAATTTCCTGCATGCGATAAAACAACCCTCCTTTATCGGTCATGCGTTGGAATACAGCTTCAACATCCTCAAAAGTAACCATCCGCTTGGAAATCATATCCACAATCTGTGCCGTAGTGTAAGCCTCCCCTTTCACTTCCTTGAAATAGCTCTGCAATTCTCCATACATGTTAACACCGGCTTCCGTAAATTGTCTTACCTCTGAGCCGCGAAGGAAAGCCGCAGCCTTCACTTGCCCGTAGGCAAGGATTAGGCGTTGCATATCTACCCCAAGACCGGAAGACACATCGGCAAGCCTTTTTGTCGTTTCAAACAGTTTGTCAGATTCAATACGGTATGCGGCCAACTGTTTCGTATAAGAGATTAACTCTTTTATTTGGAACGGAGATTTTACAGCCAGCCCTACGGTTTGTTGGAATATGGTATCTGCCTGGGTCTTGTTTTGTAGTATGGCTTCAAGTGCACGTTGGTTTAATTCAAATTCTCCCCTTACTCTGGCCATCTGACTGATATATCCCTCTATTTGGGAAACAGAAAACAACAAAGCCAACTGTCGCGCAAGTTGCCCTGTCGTGTCCATTAAGTTACGATGACGGGCTTGTAATTGCTGCGATTTCACACCGGCTTCCATGAGGGCTTGGTTATGTTTTGTCATTGCCACATTTATGGCATCAAGTTTCATTTTATAATCCGCATCCACCGTTGAAAGGGACATCCGGGCTTTTTTCAAATACTCCACGGCCTTAGCTTGACGTGCGAGCGTGTTGGCCGTATTTGAAAAATCCAACGCACCTTGGAATGAAGTGTTTGAAGAATAATTTTTTGTTTGGTATGCTTTTGCCCTCTCCTTCGCTTCTCCCTGAGCCTGTTTGATTCTTTTTTCGCTTTCTTTAACGGTTTCCTCTGTCAACTGCCGCTCTGATTTCATCTGCGATTTCAACAGGCTTTCCATTTCTCGCATTGAATTGACCAAGCCCTGCTGCTCGCCAATGGAAAGCCGTTTCCCACCATCATCCAAGTTTGTCAGTTCATATTTTATCTTCTTTATCTTATCTGTCAATTCGGCGATGTTGAGGTCTCCCAACCTCATATTGGAAATCTTGTTTATATTGTCTGCCGCCCCGGATATGGAAGAAGAAAAGCCGACAGCTTGTATTGACGCGTCAGATAAGCTATGTCCTATTTTATCCAAACCGTTAGATTTCACATTCAAATCTTGTATCTTTTCCACCAATCTTTGAATCACGCCTTCCGTCAGCTTTCCTGCATTGGAAGCCCCCATAAAACCACGTTCAAGAGACTTGGACATACTCTCGCTTGAAACAGCTATACGTTCAAGTTTCTTGTCCATCTCATCAAACATCTTCAACATATTAGGAGTTATATTTAAAACCCCTCCTAATCCCATATCCGTTTCAGACATATTATTGTTTTTTAATTATTGGAATTCCTAAATCACTTAAATTCTTCAAATCATCAGACGACTTCAAGTCCAACAAGTTTTTCCTGCCATCTTTCCCATTATTACCGCCAGATTTAATCCTGGAAAAGTCAAAAGAAGACAACCGAACCTGCCCCACCGTCATTCCCCACATATATTCTTCACGAGAGCACCAAGCATTTGAGCGCAAGAAATCTATCATTTGCCCCCACTCCGTACGAGAAGGGATTATCCTTGTTCCTTTCTCGTCATCTTCCTGTCCAACGTCATCTTCCGAATCATCTGAACCACATTTGTACTCTCGAAAAAAAAATCCATATCTATCATTTTTAATATCTCCGCGAGCAAAACGGCCCAGTCACGTATTTCATAGTCCCCCCACATCAACTCGTCGTAGACCTTCTGGAACCAGCCCTTGTCTTCAATCCTCCACTTGTCATTCAAAAGGGCAAGTGTGATGACTTTTGCGACAGAAGGCAAATTATTTGCAAATTCCCGAATGACATCCCCCATTGCCTGCTTCTCCCCTTTCACTATTTTACATGCCTCTTCGGCTATCATCCATTGGACAGCGGGCTTTAAGCCCCGTATTTCCCATTCAGTTCCTTTGAGTTTCAAGACCGTAGGACTATCATTCATTATCTTTGCCAAACGTTCCATTGAATCATCAGACACGGGGGCAAGGCCATTTGCACCGTTATTACGCGGTTGCCCCTCTCTCTTTTTCGCTCTATATACAGCCATGTTTCCAAACAAAAAATGGCGGCGGCATATCAGCCTACCGCCAAGTTAAACAATCTTTTTACCTGTTATATACTAACCTGCCACCGGTAGGGTATAATTAGTATCCACATAGAACGGGGTTCTGACAGTACCTTCTCCGTCGGAAATATCCGCATCGTACGCAGTTCCCGCAAGGCTTATGCGCCCGACATTAGTATTCAAAGATTCAAGCATCAATTTGGAATTAAGCTGGACCTTAGGAAGCACGAAAGCAGTCTTAGTTTCTCCGTCATCAAACACTACGTCAATCTTCGCATACGATTTCTTATATTGGGCAGGAGCGAAGTATTTTTTTGTATCAGTAGTGCCTGCCTTGAATCCTAAAAGTGAGACAAGCAGGTCTTTCTGCGTGTCTGCCACTTCTGCGGCAAATTGGTATTTGCCCAGCTTCACGATGGAAAGGATTGGGCTGTCGGATGTTTCACATTCAATATCCGTCGTTTCATTATCGTCCGGTGAAAGTGAAGTCGAATCCGCAACCACATCCTCAATAATGAAGCTGTCACCTAATGGAACGTCGTTTTCTTCCGAACCGGAGAACAATGTAGCCACGATGTAAGAAGGTTTGGTGAATTTTTTGGCTGTCGAGCCTGTTTTTTTTACTGCCATAATGTTATCATTTTAAAATTAATACTATTTTACTATTACTGAAACATTCACAATGTTATAATAAAAGTTCCTTGATTGGTCATACCCGCCATCACGCCAATTTGCACGTATTACATAATGTTCATCCGAACTACTTTCAATGGCATTGTCAAGCAAGGATTCCATCTGGTAAAGCTTTTTTATCGGTTTTTCAGAAATCTCCCCTTCTGCCTTAGCGTACAAGAAAATGTTCACAGAACCACTTACATGTGAATCAAAGTCTTTCATTGAATTCATGTCAACAAGAACCATAGTATCCCACGACCGGTTTATTTTAGCAGGAAGATTCCCAAAGAATACCCCCTTGGCCATATTAGCTTTCGTCAACATCATTGAAAAGAAATTCTCAACACTGGATGTCCGTTTATACTTACTATCCATACGCTATCCTATGCTTTTAGTCTTTCCACGACTTATGAGTTGTACTTTTGCACCTTTAATCTTTTTCGCAAATTCTTGCAATTGGTCAACGGCAACAGCGATGACCTCATATCCAAGCTTGTCCTGAAGAATTTCGCCATAAGGCATTACAGCGACGACCACAAGGTCTATCCCGTCATTTGCCTTATACTTGTTTTTCAGATAATCAACAATGACTTCATGGCCGCCCAGTTTCTTTCCATACCACGTCCTCTTCTCTTTCGCTTTTGAAGGTGTAGTGCCTTGTCTCACTAATTCCCCGTCAATGTAAACACCATAACCGTAACTGTCATGTAAGTTATAAGTATCATGTTTATAAGATATGTTGGACAGCTCATCATTGATAATCCGTTCGCCTTCCATGGCCAAACGTCCGACCAAATTCCTTATCGCAGCATCCTTGATCTTTCCCATGGTCACACCTCCGTACATCCTATGTCCACCGTACATCCTCCCAATTGGCTCATACTTATCCCCAAGACGCGTCCTATTAGCGGTACTGCATAATCCTCACATTTGAAGATTGCATTAAGGGGGATTGGAATTTCTTTCCCATGTTTCCACGGGAAAAACACCTTATAGTCAGCCATAATCGTACCGTTGTTTACCGTATGGGATTGCAGTTGGATGTCACATAAGGTCTTTAACAGTATAATATCACCTCCGTGGGCTTCACCATCTTCTGAATCACCTCCAAGAAAATCCCCATCAGGATATTCATTTTTTTTTACGGTATAAAATATACCGTTGTATGGATATTCAGATAATGCGTTCCTGTTTATCACCATAATCAGACATATAAAGAGTTTTCATTGACCCAACACATTCCCCCGTCCGAAACACCGTCAGCTTTCTCCTCTTCGCCATACTTTTTGTATAGCTGCTTCAATTTTGCTTTCAGATTTTCTATGATAGCTGCGGTTACTGTCTCAGACCCGACATCCTGCCGGAATCCTCCATGTTGGACTGAGGAAGAAGGAACAGACCACGGTCCGTTAATGACCAGTTCATACATGTCTATAAGGCAATGGTCTTTTATTTCCTCCGTAACCTCACTCCTATCGGACAGATTCGTCAAACCACGCTCATAAGCTATATTGACAAGTTGGTCCTTTTCAAAGACGAATCTCGTCAAGCCATTCAGATATGCGATATAATCAAACCTGTCTTCCATTTTAATTTCCTGCGGATGAAGTGTCCACTATCACATTGTTCAAGAATACAGTGAGTGCTGGGCATGCGGACATCATGACATCAGTATGCCATTCCTTATATTGACCGTTATTGGTTGTCGTATTCACCAGAGTGCACAACCCATCATTGACTTGCGCCCAAACCTTTGTAATCACACTCGAACCATATTTGTCAAACATAAGTTTATCCAAATTGTTTGTGTACTCAAACTCACAGGCGTAACCGGAAGGTCTAAGCACAGCTATTTTATCATCCCATCCTTGCACGAAGGAATCCCCTGTATTGGTCAAATTCCGTTCTCTTTCCTCCACGACCTCAATGGGAGAAACACCGGGATAATCCTTGAATGCGCGAAGGAACAAGTCTGCCGTGGTAGGGGCTGTATCCGTTGTTGCGACCCAAGCCAACGGGTTTTTCTTGTAACTTTCGACCAAATCCTTCACTTCCGCATTCTGCAAGAATGTCTCATAGAACATCTTCCTTGTCATTTGCCATACCATAGCACCCTGATACCCCCACTTATCGCGGAATTTCTTTTCTATCTTTGCCATTTGGGATAAAATCCTACAAGACTTGTCCGTCCATACTACATCTCCGGCTTTGACAAAGTTTTCTTTAGGAATATCTGCTTTATGCAATGGAACTTGAATTCCTCTTGCGATACCGGTATAGTCTATTTTCCCGGTAGAAATCAACTGGGCAGTCATATAGTTCATCGTGGCATCGGCAGAATCTATTTTCCCCTGTACAGTTTGTACCCACGCAGCGACAATATCCGCATCGTTTCCAAAAAGCTCAAACTGTTTTTCTTTTGCCTCACGTTCCATGGCTGTCTCAACAAATCCTGGTGCTATAAAATCAGGAATTGACGCTGTATACCACGATATTCCTTCATTGTCCATTTGGTTACTGTCAGCCAAAGGCGCACGCATATCCATCAACGGGGCTGCTTTCAGCTCACGGCCTTTTACAGAAAATGAAGCAAGCCCATTGGGAGCGTTAGGCGTAGGAGTAGTAGCCTTTACCCCTTGGGTCTTATACCAACCATAATTGGTATAAAGCAATCCCTCTGTATTCAAGAAAGACTGCAAAAAACGTTGGTTGCTTTTATCCGCAAAGAATTTAGCATAACGGCTTGAATTAAAATCAAATTTTGGCATAATATATATCCTTTTTAATTATAGATTAAACCATCCTTCTACCCTGCTCTTGTTAAGTGCCTTCAATGCCACTGAAAGGGGTTGCATCCGGTTCACATAAAGCTTGGTGTCTTCATTTGCAAGACATGGTGTGATAAAATACCGGGCACCTTCAAAATCATCATCAGATGATGCCGGATTGAATATGAAATCAAAATCGCAAGGTAGATATGAATTCGGATTTGTCACCATCGGGCTTTTACTTTCCCCGGCTTCTTTTGCCTCGACAAGCACACTGCCTTTTGCCAGTTCACCCAAAGCTTCGGAAATTGACACCTTATATACATCTCCCTCCGCACCATCTGTTTCACTTGATACGGCTGTGACAGTAACAGCCTTTCCTTTGCCTCCCATTTCTGACGGGGCTACCATAAGGATGTCACCGACAAACGGGATGAGGGAATATCCGTCCCTTTTAAGGTATATATCCGTATCCGTCCCGGCAGAAGTGGCTTTTGCGACTTCATAAGTCTTTAGGACATAGCCTTTGCCATCAATATGGTATTCAAACAAAGTCCCTGCAAAAGCCCGCGCATTCCCTTTGAATGGATTTTTCACGATACATCCTGTTGTCGGGAATACAAGGGAATCTTTCCCACTCATTTGTAATTTCACAAACACATAGCGATGTCCGCCAATGCTGCCATGTGCCTGAATAAGCGTTCTCCCCGGGAGATAGCCGCTATTCATAAGTACCTGCTGATAAAAATTTTCCATTTCCCTAAAATTATATTATTACTTTAATTCCTGTGAGACTGTTTCTTCACAATGGCAACCACATCGGAATAGTCATCGGACTTTTCTGTGCCGCCTCCTGCACCGCCCGGAGTGACATCAGGTGGGGTGTTTGAGCTGAATTTGTTATAGCTCTTAACCAGTCTTTCTGTGAGGGCATCAACATCTGTTTCCGAATCAATGTGGACCAGTTCAAGTTGATCGTTAATCCAATCCTCGTTCTTGACATCTTTCCCTTTCAAGGCTGATTTGAGTTGGTTACGCTTATCAAATATGGCTTTTGATTTTTTCTCTTCCTCACGCTCGGCTTTCAGGGCTTGGATTTCTTTGAGTAACTTATCCAGTTTGCTGTCATTCCCCTCGTCACCATTGCCTTCGTTGCCATCATCTTTATCCCCCTTGCCGGAATGTTCCTTTTCCTGCTCCTTTTTAAACTTCGATTTTTCGTATCTGATATTGTTGTCAAAACGTTCAAAGTGTTTAATCTTCTTGCCGACAATATCGTCTAACTCCAAACCTTCGTTGTTCCCACTCTCACTCAACTCAGCGAATAGTTCTTCTACTTCTTCGTTGAAACTTCTTTTACTAATGGCCAAGTCCTTCTTGCCATTGTTGGATAATCTCGCCATCAGTGCTTCTGAAAGCTGTTCTTTTGTAAATTTCATATTAGAAAATATTTAATAATGGCAAAAGTATAAATACAAAATCATCCAAGTTCAAAAAGGATGATTTTTATTGGTTATATAACCGATAAACTATTATGTTTTACAATTATAGAATTATTTATTAAAGTAATTTTGCATATATGAGAACAGATATATCAGCATCAGAGCAAATAGTAATAGAACCACACGAAGGTTTTCAAACTATTTTTGCAATGTCCAACGTTGACATTGTATTCGGAGCTGGTACTGTTAATTCAGGGAAATCATTTGCTCTCGTATTGGCGATGGCCGAACCTCTTATGACAGATCCGGACTTTCGCGCATTAATATCCCGTAAATCACTCGGGAATTTAAAGGCCGGGGGTGGGTTTGTTGATACATTTCAGTCAATCTTTGGAGAATACGTGGAAATCAGGCAAGCAGACAGCCCAAGGGCATCTTTCAACAGTGGTGCTTTCTGCGACATGACCTATGTCGATGATTCAAATATCGACAAATTACGGGAACGGGCAAAGGGATGGCAGTACGACCTGATTGCGATTGACGAGCTTACCGAGATGTCTTGGGAAGCCTTCACTTACATGCTGACCCGTAACCGGGGGCGTTCAAAAACTTTTTCAGGGAAATTCTTTGCCACTTTTAACCCGAAACGTTCGCATTGGACACGTACATTTTGTGATTGGTATATTGATTTTTCAGGGAATGTCATACCTGAAAGGGACGGACATATCAGATATTTTTACGTAACAGGAGATTCTGTAAAAGACATAGAATGGGGAGACAGCAAAGAAGAAGTTTATCTCAGATGCAAAATAGACATAGACCGGAAAATAAAAAGGCTTGGCAGCAAGTTTAATTATACTAATTTCATAAAGTCTTTTGTCTTATATACCGGGACGATGGCTGAAAACAAGGCCATGATGGAGAAAAACCCAGATTATGTCGGCAGCGTGTCAGCTTCTGGTGGAAGACTTTCACAACAACTTGTGGAAATGAACTTCAACGTAGACCCGGATGAAAACAACGATGTTCCAATCACTAATGAAAATGCAAGACAATGTTTTGAGAACGACCCTGCAACGAACGGTGACAAATGGATTACTGTAGATTTAGCTGATTATGGAACAGACAATCTCGTGGCCTTATCTTGGAACGGGTTCCATATAAACGACATACTCATACTTGGCAACACGACCCCAAGAGAAAATGCAAGGCAAGTCAAATTGTTCGCAGAAAAGAACAGTATAGCGACAAGCCGAATTATATATGATGCCACGTCAGGGCGTTATTTCCAAGATTATATAGAAGAATCCATCCCGTATGTATCAAATTCACATCCGAGAGGGATGTATGCCCTTTCTGCGGCCAATATCAAAGCACTATGTTACATGCGCCTCGTAAAAATGATAAAAAGAGGGGAATTCACCTTTGACGATACTGTAAGAGAGAGGACATATACACATAGGAACTTGAAATACCGGGTCACGGTTGAAAATGAATTTTTGGAAGAGTGCTCCGTCGTCAGATTTTCAGAAGGCCCCTCCGGAAGGAAAAGCCTGTTCACAAAAAAACAGATGAATGCAATGCTTGGCAAAGGACGATCCATGGACCTGTTAGACCCTTGTGCCATGCGTATGCTACCATGCCTTGATTTGGAATATGGCCGAGAATTAGAAGAAGGGAGAAGGAATTCATTACGTGAAATAGAAGAAACCGATATTCCACTTGGCTTTCAAGAAAGTATTTATAACGAACATTTTTGGTACTAAATGATAAAGAACAAAGATATAGAGACCGTATTGAGCGCGATCAAGTCCGACTTTACGGACGCGTCCGAAAAAGATATTATATTCCTGATGCTATGCGATACAATATCTGAAAAGGACACCGCATATAAAATGGCATATGGGAAGAAGTGTACTAAGATAAAAGAGTTCATATCAAGTCATAAGATTCTGAAAATAAAAGAACTCCTAAAGCCGTTCGGCATCGGAGTTGACATGTCTTCAACCATTTCGAGAACTGAAAACCGGGAAGACCTGATAAAACTTCTCGGGAAGATAAAAGAAGCATCAGACAACGGGGAGTTGGAGACAAAAGATGCCATAAAGCTTGAAACGGACATCCGGGTCAAATTGAATGACAAGTTCAACATTGAGGCCGAAAAGGAACAACGCAGAATCATCATTGTACCACAAAAACATGATTTGATATGCCCACATACTAACCGTGAATGTTCCAACATGCCTTCCAAAGAAGCATGTATGAAGTACTATAACCTGACAGAGGAAAAGCATGGATAGAGAGACGCTGATTAGAAGCCTTTTGTCCGACGTGGACAAGCTTTTGCAAAAAAAGCCTTTTATGCGAGGAAGCAGCACTTGCACTGCTCCTGACGGATATGTGTTTGATGCAGATATTACGTCAACCCAAACGGCCAAAATCCCGAATGTGAAAAAGACGATTATTCCACAAGGTCAATTCATAAAAGAACTTGACCCCGGAAGCCATGAGATTTTGTTTGACGACAACATACCAAGTATCTGCGTGAAACTTAATGACGGCTCTTTTTCCGAAATAAAATTCAAGAAAATGCCTTTGAACATCCAAGAACGGATACGCCAAAAGCAGACACTTAGCTTATGCGGGCATAAAATGCAGTTCACATTGCTGGGTTCATCTCCCTCTGAAAATGACATCAAGAATTTTTCAGAAATAAAAGAAGAATGGGAAAGAAGGAACCAAGACGGGATGAGGACAAAAGCCGTGTACACGCAAAAAGGGCTTGGAGACGCAGGTATATTATATTATTACGACTATAAGGGAAGGGTAAAAAGCAGGTTGATTTCTTATGAAGATGGATATGTAATAATATCGCATAACGACCAAAACGGCGACAGGGTGCTTGAATCCATTTATTACCGTGATGCCGATAACGTCGAACACATAGATTCTTACGATGACAAATATCTGTATAGAAAGACGTTAGGCGAAAGAGAGAATACCGGCGTATGGATTGACCATCCAAGAGTAGAGCATGGATTCCCTGAAATACCACTTGTCACCAAACGGGGCAATGTAGCTTGGAATGACGTACAAGACCTGATAACTGTGTATGAAATCATATATAATATATTCCTTGTCATCCAAAAAAGGCATGGATGGGGCATCTTGTATATCAGGGGGAAAATCCGGGAAGACGTAAGGAAAATAGCGGGTTCGGTTATTTTAAACGACACTTCGCTTGAAGGAAATGGAAGCGCGGAATTTAAAGCCCCGCCATCGCCGCAAGGAATGATTGACACGTTGAACTCCTTATTTGAGCAAATACAGATTGGCTCTTCGACAACATTCCTGCTTCCCAAAGACGTGAAGTCATCGGGGGACATTAGTGCACTCGCAATCATGCTTACCCAGTCTTTGGACATCGAAGGGGCGACACAAGGTGTCATAGACTGGCAAAATTTCGCAGACAAGATGGTACGTCTTTTTGTCGCCGGGCTTGCAAAAGAGAAAGTCAATAACAAAGAAAATGAAAATGCTGTTACAGAATATGGGAAATTACGCATCAGCGCAAAATTCAAGATATGGAGGCCGTTTAACGAAACCGAATACAACCAAATGCTTGTAACATTAAAAGGTGCCAGGATAATTTCCCAAAAAACAGCCATAGAGAAAAATACAGTTTCAACCCCGGATGAAGAGATGAGACTTAAACGGGAAGAATCGAGAATGTTGGAATCAAGAGACGGAAACGAAAATGGAAAAGAAATCCCTGTATATCAAAACGAACAAGGACGGAATTGAGCAATCATTCCCGTCCGAGGCCGCACCTGCAATAATCGGGACATACACCTATAACGCACAACGCATGGGTGCCGCACCTACCATAACTGCAACCCTGATGCACCCTTCTTGCCTTGATGACTTATGGACAAAAAAAGAATATGTCGAGTTTAACGGTGAGAAATATTATGTAGACCAAGTTCCTTCATCTTCCAAATCCAACGAAGATGAGAGGTACAAACATGAAATCACGTTTGTCAGTGAAAGAGTTCAGCTTGAAAACACTTTCTTCCTTGATGTTGTAACGGACGATACGGAATCATTGTACAAAGACAGGTACAGGAGTAATTCCACAAAGGTTGTCTTTTACGGCGACATAAAGGAATTCGTGGCACGGCTTAACGATTCCATGAAATATAGTGGACTTGACTATAATGTTGTCATTGACGAGGGGATAACGAGCGGTGAAAAAAACATCTCATTTGAAAGCAAAAAGATTTCCGAATGCCTGCAAAGTATATACAATGATTTTGAGTTGCCATATTATTTTACAGGCAAGACGATACACGTGGGGTTTACCGAGAATGTCATATACGACACATTAAAATACGGGGAGACAGGAGGCGCATTGTCTATTGGCAAGGAAAATGCAAACACACAAATTGTGGATAGGATAACAGGTGTCGGCAGTAACAAGAACCTTCCTTTTTATTATCCCAATGATAATGCAAGGGCTGAAATTAAATTTGAGACGGATTTGGATGATTCCTTCGGTCTAAATATTGATGCCGATGTCATTAACAGCTACATAGACGGTTCGCTTGACGGACTGGTACTCACCCATTATTACAAAGGATTTGATAAGCACTTTAGTAAAACATCAGGGAACATGGACGAATACGACCAAGTTCCTGTTTCCACATTAAGCAACTGTACTATCCTTGCAAATTACAAAAATAGGACTGCCCAATTGTCATTCGATGCAGAAACTATTGTGGAGTTTAAAATTAGCAATTGTGAGGGATATGCCACTCTGTACAATAGTAGTAAGAATTTAAAAATACACTTAAATGACGGACGTGTTATCACACCTGATGTAGAGCGGAAAATAACAAGTTATTCCGTTGAAGCCCCTGAATGGGTAACATATAGTTTGAACGGAAACAAATTCACCATAAGTTCTCCTTATACCATTGAATATGGTGATTTTTCTGATACAATTGTAAGAATTAAGGCTAAAGTGTCAATAAAAACGAGCGAATTTAGCCTTTATGATACGCCACTGCAAAATGTGTATTCACTAAAAGTGTCTTTTTATAATGGATTTAATGTAAGTAATTATGTAGATATAGGATATGAAGATTACTTCAAGTATGTAAAAAACGGTGAAGAAAAAAGGATTGAATCATCAAAAAGTGGGATATACACGAATGTAACCGTAGGTGGTGAGTACTACGTTCGCCTTTGGCAAGACGATTCCCAAAAGCTGCCTTACAGCAATACCCTGATGCCTTCAATTTACCGTGAAAGTAAAGGGAAAGAACGCTTTTACAATGCCGTAAATGACAAATATAAATATGATGATGAGAATTTTTATAAGTTCAACAACTTATACGAGAAAGGTCTGCAACATGAAGCGTTTATCACTTTTGATGACATCTACCCCACCATTAAAAATATAAAGAATTCATCAGGATTACTATTGGGTGAAGTGGCAGACGTTTCATACGACCAAGACGACAGCGATGCCTTGAAATATGATTCGGAAGATAAAAACAATGCCGATTTCGTGCACTCATATTTCTATATAAAACTAAATATATTTGATGGAGAGTACGGATTTAACTTGTTCAAACAGGCATTGGAAAGCGAAAAGGCCAAAATAATAATGACCTCTGGCGCGTGCGCTCCATGTGAATTTGAAATCGGAGTGTCGGAAGCCAAAATCGTCGGAGACCATTTTGAATTTGAGAACCCAGTGCAAACAGGAGGTAATGGAGATATTGTACAAGGAAATTACGAAGAGAAAGTAGATTTCAACAACATAATCCCCACCCAACAAGACACGTCAACCAAATCCGTCTGGATTGCGCTGAAAAAAGAAAATTCCACATTCGGGGAAGTAATGCCCAATGTCACACGTAACATAAAGGTTAAGAAAGGGGACAAATTTGTCCTTACCGGCATAAATATGCCTAAAACATATATACTTGACGCAGAAAACAGGCTTGAAAACGCCCTGATAAAGCACATGAAAGAAAACAATGACGAGAAATTTAATTTTTCAGTCATTTTTTCACGCATCTTTCTGGCAGAACATGAAGATATTTCCAACAAGCTGAATGAGAATGCGCGTATAAACATCGAATATAACGGCCAGACCCATTTGTTATATGTAACCAACTATTCCTGCAAAGCTGATGATAATATTTTATATGAAATCAGCGTTGAGCTTGCAGAAAATGTGTCCGTACAACAAAACCAACTGCGTGATACCATATCGGAAGTAGCAGGCGACATGGTGGACAAAAAATGGGAAGGGGTTGACGTATTTGCGGCTGGACAGAAATTCTTTATCCGCAAAGACATAGAAGACAGCGCAAAGGAGTATATTGTATTCAAGAAAGGACTTGGCATTGGATCCCAATACAAAATAGACAGGAATGGGAATGGAATTTTTTATAAAATAGCCCTTGAAGAAGTATTACAATTAGGAGAATACATCAAAAATATATCTGGCGGCTTGATTTCATCGACCGGAGTTTCACAGTTAATTGCCCTACAAATACTTTCAAACCTTTCTGTATCAGGCAACTCATCCATTTCCGGGGATTTGGATTTAGGTGGAAACATTACAATACAAGGGAATATAAGAAGCGGAACGTTTTCTACCGGTGCCCTTGGAAGCGGATTCTTTTTGGGAAAGGACGAGTTGACAGGGGACACTTATTTCGAGATAGACCGGATGTTGGTAAGGAAAGCGGCAACATTTATTGACCTCATCATACAGAAAATACAACATGTCGGAGGGCAAATCATACTTACCCCGGCTTCAATGAAATGTGATTCGGTTGCGGAAATCAGGGATGAAGACGGAGAAATAACGGCTTATAGGTGTTTCTTAAATTCCAGTGATGGAAACACATCTGTCGAGAACCAGTTTGTCGCCGGTGACCAGGCACGCGCCCAGACGTTCAACGTGAAGGAGGGTGTGAACGAGAACGTGAAGAACACTTATTACTGGCGTCTGGTGACGGGCGTGGGGGACAACTACATAGACCTCTCGAAGACGGACTGCGATGCAGGGAGCACGGTACCGGCCGCCGGTGACGAAATCGTCCAGTTGGGAAACCGGAATGACGTGGCCCGACAGGCGGCCATTATCCTTTCGGCATACGGGAACGATGCCCCTTATTTCAAGATGTACCGGGGCATCAACTCTTACAAACTGGAAGGCAAGGAGTTTGTCAACCTCTCACGGAAAGATGTCATGATTATCTCCGACAATATAAAATTGTCCACCGGCGAGACGGTGAAGGAATACATCAACGGCGCGGTGGGAGACGTACAAAGCAAAGTGGATGAAGTGAGCGGAAAGGTGGAGGACGCGGTGGAGCGTCTGGCGGAGCAGCAGAATTACATCGCTGCCCTACAGAAGATCATCGAGGACTTGCAGGACCAGATTGACGGTGTAATAGAAAGCCACTATGGTAAAACCGACCCGACAACCTCCAACTACCCGGCGAACGAGTGGACCACCGAAGAACAGAAACAGGCGCATTCAAACGATACTTATACTAATCTCAGCACGGGCAAGAGCTGGAAATGGGTGAAGGACGGTGACACGTGGAAATGGAACGCCATCACGGACACGGCAACGGAAAAGGCTTTGGCCGCAGCGGCCAAGGCACAGGATACGGCTGACGGCAAACGCAGGGTATTCGTCAGCCAGCCCACCACGGGGCAGGCTTACGACGTGGGCGACCTTTGGGTGAACGCGACTTACGGGGAGACGTACAAGAACGACCTGCTGCGTTGCAAAACCGCCAAGAAAGAGAATGAGGCTTTCTCCATCTCGCATTGGGAGCTTGCCTCACGCTATACAGACGACACGAAGGCCAACGAGGCGGCAGAGGCCGCACGGGAGGCTACGGAGGCCGCGAATGCGGCACAGGAAGCCGCCGACGAAGCCGCCGCCACGGCAGGGGAAGCCAAGACGGAAGCACAATCCGCCAACACGGAACTGGACAACCTGAAATCCGACGGCACGATAAGCCCGGTGGAGAAAACCGCGCTGAAGCAACAGCATGCCGACATAAAGGCGGAACACGGGCAGATAACGGCGGAGGCCGGAAAGTATTCCATAAGCGTGACGGACTATGAGGCCGCGTACAAGAAGGCCGATGCCGCGCTTACCAAATACACTTCCTCCACTCCCGAATACATCACCGTGGAATCCGACTATTCGGACATCTCCGCCTATTATTCCAAACGGCAGACGATATTGGATACCATCGCCGAAAAGGCCAAGGAAGCGTCGGACGCGGCGAAAAAGGCGGCAGACGACGCTGCCGCGAAGGCAGATGAGGCGGCAGAATCGGCGAGCGAGGCGGCACAAAAGGCCATAGAGGCCAAAACTGCCGCGGACAATGCGGCCACGGCCGCGAAAAACGCCCAGAATGATGCCGACGAGGCGAACTCCATGCTTTCGGACATCGCCAACGACAACAAACTCACGGCGCAGGAGAAACAGCAGACCAAGAAGGAATGGGACGTGATAGTGTCCGAGAAGCCTAAAAACGACGCTTCGGCCGACAAGTTCGGCGTATCCAAGACGGCCTACGGCTCTGCATACACGGCATTAAGCACGTATATAACGCCCCTATTGTCAGATTTAAGCTCCACGAGCAACATCACGGGCACGGAGTTCAGGGCGAAGTTCAAGGCTTACTATGACGCACGCACGGACTTGCTGAACGCCATATCGGCCAAGGCCAAGGAACTGGCCGACAACGCGCAAGAGGCGGCTGACGCGGCGGCGGAGAACGCCTCGCAGGCCATAGAGGACGCGGCGGCGGCGAAGAATGCCGCCGACAAGGCGCAGGCGGACGTGGACGCCGAGAAAGAGCGCATGGACGATTGGGCGGCTGACGGCAAGTTCTCCCCTTCTGAAAAGAAACAGTTGAAGGAGGAGCTTGCCCGCATTGACGGGGACAAGACGCAGGTCACGGACGGTTACACGAAGTACGGCCTCGGTACTCCCACAGCTTATAACACGGCTTACACGAACTACCGGACGGCCATCAACGACGTGGTGTCGTCCTCTTCGGAGACCGTGGCCATCCCTTCGGACTTCGCCACGAAGCGCACGGCGTACTATACGCAGAAGAGTGCCGCCCTGACGGCCATCTCGGACGCGGCAAAGGCGTACGCGGACAAGGTGGTGGCGGGGATTGAAGTGGGGGGACGGAACCTGCTCAAATTCACGGGGGAAAACTTAAAATACACGGACTATACAAAAAGTGAAAGGGGTTGGGATTATAATAACCAGAACAATGCCACAATTTCCGTATCCGGGAACACATGCCATGCCAAGGTCGTGAAGCCGTCGAGCGGTGTCATAAATGTAAATTCTGGGGTACAGGTAAATGTTGAAGGTTCCTCGTTGTTTACAAAAGGGGAATATTACACTTTTTCATGTGATGCCAAGGGGAAGTCTTCCAAAAAACCTTCACTGGTATTTTTTTATAAGAAGGAAGGGGCAAGTACAACGGATAAATGGACAGCCTCCCCCCGGAAGTACATTGAATTGTCCGAAAATGAATTTGGAAGGTTCTCCAATTCTTTCAGGATTCCTGATAATTTCGAGAAGCCGACAGCCTTTGTCGTGGGTGCCGGCGATGATCCCGAGGGAGAGGTCTATGTGAAGAACATAAAACTCGAAAAAGGGAACGTTGCTACGGAATGGACACCCGCCATCGAGGACGTGAACGGGATGATAGAGGATGCCCAAAAGGCGGCAGATGACGCGGCGGAAGCGGCCAAGAACGCGCAGGCAGACGCCACGAATGCCAACAAGGAACTGGCGAACATCAAGAGCGACAACCTCATATCCCCCATCGAAAAGACAGCCCTGAAACAGCAGCAGGCGGACATACGTTCGGAATACGGGGAGATTACTGCCAACGCCTCACGCTATGCTGTGTCCACCACGGCTTACAAGTCGGCATACGACCTTGCCAACGCTGCCCTGACGAAATATACGGCTTCGTCACCGGAATATATCACGGTGGGAAGTGACTACGCGAACATATCGGCCTACTACGATGCGCGGAAGACCATCCTCGATGCGATTGCCGCTGCGGCCAAGAAAGCTGCGGACGATGCGACGAACAAGGCGAATCAGGCTGTGGAGGATGCGGCGCGTGCGGGGCATTACTATCTTGACTTGGACAACGATGGTGGCCCGGTGTCATGTGACGCTTCGGGGAACGTGACCGGCGGATTCCCGAGCAGCAAGGCCACAGTATATTATGGCACGGAACCTGATACGGGTTGGGCGTTTACGGGTGCATTCTCCGGATGTTCCGGAAGCGTGAACTCATCGACGGGGCAAATCACGGTCACGGGGGTAAGCGCGGATACTGGCACGGTGACAGTAACGGCCAAGAAGAGCGGAAAGACAGACCTATCTGCGGTATTCTCTGTATATAAAGTAAAGGCGGGAGCGGACGGAGCAGACGGTACAAACGGAGTGGGCATCAAGTCCATAACCAACAAGTATGCCGTATCCGCATCGAACACCACCGCACCGACATCATGGAGCGACACGGTACCTACAATGACCACCACGAACCGTTATCTGTGGAATTATGAAATTGTCACCTATACCAACAACACGACAAGCGAGACCAAGAAGAGGGTCATAGGTGCATACGGGAATACAGGCAACACGGGCGCCACCGGGGCGACGGGTGTGGGTATCAAGTCCATTACGGAATATTATTTGGCCTCTTCGGCATCGAGTGGAGTGACAACTTCAACGTCAGGATGGACGACTTCGGTACAGGCCACTTCGTCTTCCAAGAAGTACCTTTGGAACTATGAGGTGGTGACTTACACCAATGATACGAAATATACGAGCAGTCCGGTGATTATCGGTACTTATGGGGATAAGGGCAACACGGGCGCCACCGGGGCGACGGGTCCCAAGGGGGATGCGGCTGTATTCTATACCATAGAGCCTTCGGCAAACGTGGTGAAGAAGTCTTGGGACAACAAGTTAACCCCGACGTCCGTGACTTGTACGAAATACAAACAGACGGGAAGCAACGCAAGGGCAACAACAACGGAAAAGACATTGAAATACCAGCGTGTGGGCACGGACAGCAGCGTACAGACCGCCGCAAGCGGAAGTTCGGTAACGGTATCCCCTACTTCTACGACGACCTCCATAAAGTTCTGGCTTTATGACGGGAGCAATATCATAATGATGCAGGAAGTCCCTGTCGTGGGTGACGCTGTGGATGTTTATACCAAGGTGCATGCAGAAATAACTGCTGCGGAAGGTGAAATCGGTTTATTGTCTACCAAGGTCACTACCGTGACGGATTCCGTGACGGGGCTTGAGAAAGAAGTGGAGACCAATACCGCCGAAATAAAATCCGCCAAGGGACAGATTTCGAGCACGGCATCGCAAGTGAGTTCCTTGGGCACGAGGGTAAGTACCGTGGAGCAGACGGCAAGTGGCCTCACTACTACGGTGAACGGCCTTAACGGGAAGGTGTCGAAACTGGAACAGACGGATTCGAGCCTGACGAGCAGGATTACTTCGGCGGAGGGGAAGGTGAGCACCATCGAGCAGAAAGTGAGCAGCATTTCGCTGAAAGTAGACGGCATAGATCCTGTGAACCTTTTCAGGGACGGTTCCTTCGAGTCCGGGTATAACACTTTCAGAACATCGGGAAGCGGTAAGGACGACGTGGAGGTCGGCATATCGGCCAACGGAAAAGTGGGAAAGAATGCCATGATGGTGAAATGGCCGGGCAAACGCACAACGGTCTACCTTGAACAAAAGCCCTTCGTGAATCCCAATGCTACCTATACCGTCTCGTTCTGGATGTACACCAACGTAGCGACGAATTACCAGGCTTTCGTCATCAATGCATTAGACAAGAACGACAACAACCTAAGCGTGAACGACTCTACGTTAAACATTGAAATCCCCGGAACCAAGTGGACACAGTTCATCCATAGGTTCACGACCCCGGCCAACACGGAACGCCTTGAATTTTACTTCCGTGCCAGTACTAATGTAGAGAACGGAACGATTTCATATATTGACGGGTTCATGCTACTGAAGGGGGACTATCTGGACAATATTCCCTCTTATTTCATTCCTAACGACAGTGTGAACGGTGACACCCTTCTCTCTACGGGAATAGATATAGAGAACAAAAAAGTCATTGTGACGAGTGACCAGTTCGTCATAAAGAACAATGACGGAGAGGTGACGGCGAGCGTGAATGAGGATGGTGTGCTTTCGGTGGGAAGCGGGGAATTCTCGGGTTTCATCCGTACCATACCGCGTATCATAACGAAGAATACGGGCGATAACGGAGATGTGGAGTTCAAGGACAATTACTACCAAATCAGCTTAAGCAACTTGTACAAAGGAGGCTTCATCTATGTGGACGTGGAATCGAACAGCTATGCCGGTGACGGAATCAAATTACCGTTGGGGCTAAAGTACGCCGGTGCGAGAGTGACTATCGTGAACAAGTATCCGGCCAAACGGCTTATCATAACTACAAGGCATGAGGCTTTGGACCCGGGTTACGGAGATTGGAGCGATGACGAGAACAATGCAATGCGGCTCGGGGGCGTACAGATAAGCCACGTGGAGATGGGAAATGTGAGCACACAAGGAAACAACCGTTTTGTGGAACTGCTTGCCGTTCCGTATTATCTGGACGAGACAATAGGCAGCGTAAAGTACCAGGGACAGGTGGAATGGGTGGTACTGAACAATCAGGAGTTCACGACGGCCAACAATACGACAGGGGGAAAATATGCGAAATTCAAATAACATTATTCATTTATTAAAAACAAAAGATTATGGAGATTAAGACAAACAGCACGAGGGTGATTTACAACGGAGAGACCACAACGGCAAATGCCAAGTACAACATCGAGTATGAGACGGACGGCAAGGAACTGAAACGCGTGAACGCCTTGGTGAACAAGGTGGAGGAAGTGGAGCTTCCTATGGAGGAAGGCATGCAGAAGGGCGTGCAGGAAACCCTGTTGGGCAGCATCTATTATGAGAACGGTTATTACACGATGTCGAACTTCCCGGAGAGTGAGGAACTGCCGAAGTACATATCGGATGCCATCCAGATAGTGAAGCAGATAAAAGAAGACGCTTCTGCCTGACTATTGAAACAACGGGTATAAGGCGGCGATGTCTGCCTTACCCGTTTGCCGGGGTCTTGTTTTGTGGGCCGGGGGGCTTTGGCATTAATTAGAAAAATGTATTGTAATGGAGAAAGCTATTATTGATTTTATTGAAAACCACATGATGAACCACATCATACTCATAGCGTTATGCGTGGCGGCCACGATAGGTGCAATGGCCGTGGATTTGGTCTCGGGGGTACAAAAGGCCAAACAACGAGGTGAGGCACGGACTTCTACGGGGTACAAGAAGACGGCCACGAAGGCAAAGAAGTATTTCACGCCTTTCCTGACGTTGTGTTTTATCGACATCCTTTGTTGCGTGGTGATTCCCATTCCGGTGTTCTCGATGTTGTGGACGGCTTACTGCATTTTCTGTGAGTTTGTGTCCGTAAGGGAGAAATCATGGCAGAAGGAGGAGCTTCGGAAGGCGGAGAAGACGATGAGAGTAATCATTGACAACAAGGATGAGATAGCCAAGATGGCGGCAGAGCTTCTGTTTCAAAGGGAGAATGAGAATAATACAGTAAAGAAGGAGGAAAAATAAGATGGCACTTAGGAATTTGAATTTCACCCTTCAGGGTGACAGGTATGTGGCGGAAGAGACGGTGAACGCGGACTATGCGCTTCATCTGGAAAGGAAGGCAGGCGGCGGTTTTTATATTTTGCAGCGCAGTTCGGACGATGGCATGTTCGTGTCGTGCCCGCTCCCGGCGGGCTTGTACAATCCCGGCCAGTTCATAGACTGGTGTTTCGGCCATGGCGTTTATCCGATGCACATCAGGATTGAGAGCATGACGGAGGTGACGAAGGGCACTATCAGGGAGGCGGAATGATGGAGAGGATGAACTTTTCACGGTTGAATATGACGGGGCTGGGTACAGCCCGCGTCAATTCTTCCGGTATCACGGAGTGCGGGGATTCGTATGAGCTTGTCGACAATGCCTTGCTCTTGGAGCAAGGGAAGGCTTGGCTTTGGGCTGACGGAAGTCCCGTAATGATGGCAGAGGTGACGAGAAGGACAGTTAAGAAACAATTAAAACATAAGTAGTTATGGCAGTAGAAGGAAAAACGATATTACAGACTACGGAGCGCACGGAGCTGACGGGGAAAGAGGGTATCCCGTTTCAGGAGGGGACGCAGAACGGGCACGTGCTGTTGGAGAAAATCAAGGAATATATTAGTAGTGACGTCTATATTTGCCCCGGTGCTTTTCAAACAACAGAAGGATGGTCTACAACAGACGTAGAATCTATTGTAGGGAATTGGGATGAGTTTACAAAAGCTGTCTCAGGTGGTAAGATAATTGTTGGTTATTTTCAAAACGAGGGACAATTTGTCAAAAGTACTGCCTCAGTGATAGAAAATGACGGGGTAACCTTTTTAAGTTTTAGCTTTTATCAGCTTCTTTGTGTATATATTATTGACCAAAGTTATATAACTATTGTTACTATTGATAATTTTCTTTGTGTGAGTTCTGTTGTAGACAGACTAAATAGTTCAGGAACTGAATTACCTCTCTCTGCCAACCAAGGTAGGATTCTTAATGAAAAGATTGCGGAAATCTCAAATCCTGTCTCTGCGGAAAAAGACGGATTAATGTCGAAGGAGGACAAGGAAGCCTTTGACAACATGAAAGACGGTGGTGCCATCGAATATAAGGAAATTTCCGGGCAGACGGTGGATGCCGATGACCTTATCGTGCCGAAACTCACTGTAAGATACCTGAACAAGAACGCCTCCACAGCGGAAAACATATCGAATATACCGGCAAAGGGAGGCTTCGTTTTGGAATCAATGTGCGTGAGGTATGTGGATGAGGATAATTGCGGGTATATACAGACGTATTACTCCCAGAATTCGGATTCGAGGATACTCCCCTTTTCCCTCACAAGACAATATACAAACGGGAAGTGGACTGAGTGGCGGAGTACCGTGGGAAGATACCTGTGCGTCAATGAAGCCTACGAAAAAGTAGGAACTACTTTTTTAGGCACCGGGTTCCAGGTGGGGAACATATTCGACCGCTCCATAGTGAAAGACGGGGCTTTGGCCATTTCAACTCAAGACGTTGACCTTCACCTGACAGGAGTTAAAAACAGTACCACTTATAAGGTTGTGTCGAATGCTTCAGTGGGATACTGGATGATGAAGAACTGCCCGGAACAATTTTTCCATTCCGGAAAGGTCGCAGTAAGTGAAGACAAGACAAGCGAATCGGATGAGACGAAAAAAGAATACGTGGCCGAAGTGGTGTCCGTGGATGCGGAAGGGGGGACCGTGACGTTCTCGGAGAGCTTGAACCCATACACGGATTTCAATGATTATTCCGCCTCGTTCAAAGCCTATGCGGAAAACGGTTCGTTGTGCCTTTCGGCAGGCACTTCCACATTTCTCGGCATCGCCGGGGAAGAGTGCGTGGCGGGCGCGGAAAGTGCTGACGGGTGCGTCGCCCTTGGCGACCGTTGCGTGTCCACGGGTGGTTGTTCCGTGGCATTGTGTTGGCAAACGGTAGCGCGTAACTTCGCCGAGACGGCATTGGGGATATCCAACAAGTCGCACAAAGGGGATTCTGCGGACAAGCAGACGTTGTTTTCCATTGGCAACGGGACTCAGTGGTTCAATGACTGGGGAACGGCGAAACAGAAGAACGCCATGGAGGTGATGAAGAACGGTGACGTGTACATCGAAGGTGTCGGCGGATATGACGGAATCAACGATGGTTTCACAGCCCAATCCGTGCAGGAAGTAATCTCCGGTTTGCTGTTGGAGGTTTCGGCATTAAAGGAGGAAATAGAAGCACTAAAGGGAAGTGGGGCATGAAAAAAGGGAGGCCGCCGCCTCCCTACACATTAACCTTAATCTTAATACTTTATGAAAACATATTAATTACGTAAGCGTCCCTCGCGGGAGGCGGAAACAAAGTTAAACAAAAAAGTGGAGATATGAAAGCGAGCAATACATTGATTGAGGCGATAAAGCGTTTCGAGGGATTCCGGGGCACGGCTTACCGTTGCCCGGCGGGGGTGTGGACGATAGGCTACGGACATACGGCGGGCGTAAAGCGTGGCGACAAGATGACGGAGGGCGAGGCGGAACGGCAGCTCAGGCGTGACTTGGCGGAATATGAGGCATTCGTGGACAAACTGGGCGTGACGTGTCAGCAGAACAAGTTTGACGCGTTGGTGGATTTCGCGTATAATCTTGGGTGCGATGCGTTGGAGGGTTCCACACTTTTGAAGAAAATACGGGCTTGCGCGCCGGATGCGGAGGTGCGTGGGGAGTTCATGAAGTGGGTGTATGCGACTGTGGCCGGGAAGAAGCGGAAGTTGGAAGGGCTGGTGAAGCGTAGGAAATGGGAGGCTGACAGGTTCTTTAATATAGCGTGAGGAAAAGGATGAGGTATGAATGGGGAAAAGGATGATGAATATTGGCCGATGCTTGACGATGGCGTAGGAGACGACGGGAAGGGTTTGCCGCCTTGGTTGGTTTTCCTCGTGTTGGCCGTGGGTGTCTGGATGATGGCGCGGGCATTGGCGATGTGAAATGAATGATTATTAACCCGGTGACGGGGAAGCGGTCTTTGACTTGGTGGGATTGCAGTTAATGAAGATAAATAAGGCTTAACAAGCTTGGAAAAATGGACAAATTACTCTACTTTTGTTCTATTCAAATGTTAAAATATGAAAGATAATGCACTTTCTGTGGCTAATTATTTCATTGATTTAGCGAAAAAGGAGAATAAGAACCTAACACAATTAGGTTTGATGAAACGTGTCTATATAGCTCATGGATTCTCTTTGGCGATAAACAAGGAATCTTTGCTTGACAAACGTTTTGACAAGGTGGAAGCATGGAAATACGGGCCTGTAATTCCATCTGTTTACCATTCTTTCAAGCAATACAAGGCCGACCCGATAACAGAAAAGGCCGTTGTGATGGATTGGGACGAGAATAATTGTACGATTTCATTTCCGGAGCCAGTGTTGGAGGGTGACAAGGCAAAGAAAATTGTTGAGATGGTATGGAAGCGTTACCGTGATTTTACGGATGCTGAAATGGTCACTTTGACGCACCGAAAAGGTACGCCATGGTCTGTTTGTTATGTACCGGAACAAAATGTTCCTATTCCGGATGAAGTAACAGCCCTGTATTATGAAAAGCTTGTTGAAACGGTATTAAAGTCGCACAAGTCATGAAAGGAAAGTTTGAAGACCTTATGCGAATCCTTTCTGATGAAGGCAAGGACAAGGAGGAATCCGAAGAATCACAGGTGAATTTGTTGGAACAAACGTCCAATGAACTGACAATAGATTACCTGCGTGCACAGATAGACCGCCAAAGGGAGGAAATAGAGGGACTTAAACAAGACCGTGAGCAACGGAAAATATTCAGTTACGTGATATTTGGATTCATGTGCATATATATGTTGATTTCTCTTGCTCTTGTGTTCTTGGACGGATACGGGATAATATTCTTGTCAGACAATGTACTTATAACCTTACTTACCACATCGTTGGCCAATGTGATAGGGATATTCAATTTTGTTGCAAAATATTTGTTTCATCCTAAAAAATGAAGATAGTCCCTTGCATCAGGGGAATAGTAGCCAAGCCACACGAAACCATTCCGTTAACCAAGCGGCAATCCCACATAAACAAGTCGGGGTTGCCGCTTTTTCGTTGCCACAAAAAGAAGTAGGAATGAATAGATTTTTTAAAGTGTTCTGGCCTTGGCTGATGGTGCCGGTGTTCTGGCTCGTGGTCGGCCTGTTATTGTTTGCCATGTGTGGATGTGCACGGGTACAATATGTTCCGGTGGAAACGGTCAGGGTGGACAGCGTGTATGGTGTACGTTGGTTTTCGGATAGTACTTTCCTCAAAGATTCTATTTACATAGAGTTGAGGGCGGAGAGGGACACAGTGTATAGGACAGAATATAGATATCGGACACATTGGAGAGACCGCGTGGTGCATGACACATTGGAGACGGTCAGGGTGGACAGTGTATCAGTACCGGTTCCGGTGGAACGTAAGCTTTCGCGGTGGGAGGAAACCAAGCTGCATTACGGGGGCTTTGCGCTTCTGGCTGTGGTTGTTTGTATCCTTATCGGATTCGGAAGGTTTGTGTACAGGCTGAAAAAGTAACGTTTGCTCCTTCGGGGACGGGAGTATAAAAAAGCCCCCAACGTTCCTTGCATTACCACATGACAAGACGCGAAAATAGCTCGCGCGTTGAGGGCTTTATGTCTTCATCGCGAGCTATTGTTGTATATAAACGCCTTGTCATGTGGTTTGACAAAGGTATGAATAAAAATTGAATATTGTATGTGTAAGGCAGATATTTTTAATGAGATTATTCAGATTGTCAGCAGGGAAACGGAAATCGCACCCAAAGTCATATTGTCGGGAAGCAAGGAGGCGGAGGTCGTCGATGCGCGTTACTTGCTTGTGTATTTCCTTTTTAAGGAGGGCTTCTACCCTTCCCGGATTGCATCATTGGTCGGCAAGACGAAACGGGCGGTAAACTATATGCTGTCTAATTTTTCTTCACGTGTGAGGTGTGGGAAAATGATGGGAATATATCGGGAAAGAATCGGGAATGAGTTAGGAAAGAATTGATTTTGAGTGATATAATGTATTTGTAGTTTTGCAGGGTCAGGATATGCCTGACCTTGTAACTATTAATTAAAAATACATTATGGAGAGAACTTATGTTTTTAATCAGGAGCCTTCGAGCGGTGGGGGCAACAAGTTTGACATCATGGCCATGCTTCCTAACCTGATGGGCGGCAAGGGAGTGGATCCTAACTTGATGGCGCTCCTTTCTCAGGGACGCAACAACCAGGACCAATGGGGAGGATCATGGTGGTTTATCTGGATTATCCTGCTTTGGTTCTGCTGGGGCGGTAACGGATTCGGTTTCGGAGGACGTAACGGAGGAGGATTACCTGCTGAATTGAACGGTGATGTGGGTCGTGAATACCTGATGAGCGCCATTCAGGGTAACGGCAATGCCATTAACCAGCTCGCTTCTTCTTTGAACTGTTCCACACAACAGTTGCAGACGGCTTTGTGCAACATCCAAGGCTTGATTCAGGGTGTAGGGAACCAGGTGGGCATGTCCACGCAGCAAATCATCAACGCCTTCCAGAGCGGAAACCAAGCCATTCTCACTCAGATTGCCGACTGCTGCTGCAAGACGCAGACTGCTATTGAACGTCAGGGATATGAGAACCGTTTGGCAAATTGCGAAAGCATGAATACGCTCACCCGTACTATGGAGGGTAACACTCGCTCTTTGGCTGATGCTTACCGTGACGGTTTTAATACGCTTGTCGCCAAAATGGATGCGGCAGAGGCGCGTCGTCAGCAAGAGGCTTTGGCAGCCAAGGATGCGGAGATTGCCACATTGAAGGGTGAGATTTCACAACGTAACCAGAACGCTACCATCCTGAATGCCGTAGGACAGCAGATTGCGCCTTTGGCGGCAAGCTTGCAGGCTTTGCAAGGAGACGTAGATAAAATCCGCTGTTCGATGCCACCTACGGTTGCAGTACCATACCCACAATTGCAAGTATTTAATCCTGAGGTAGCTCGTGCAGCGGCTTTCGGTGCATATATGGGAGATTCAGCATATTCACGTAGTGGGTGCGGATGCAACAATTATTGGGGATAATTAGCCATTGGGTAAAGAGTTCTTTGATTTATTGATAAGGGTTTCGTAGTCTGAAAGAAAAATCCATTCGTAACCTTTGTGTTTCTTATTTGCTCCTCTACAGCATTTAGAAACCTCTCCTTCTCTGAAACCATATTTAATTGTTTCTGTTACAGAAGGATATGTATTAACTAATGTCCCGTTTAATAATTGAGCGACTGGTTTCCTTAATTTATGATGAGGTCTTCCATTATTTGTTAATGAATTTCTCATTTTAGTTATTGGATTGTTGTTGTTTTGATGATGGGTGCACCAACGTAAGTTACTATAATGGTTGTTTAATGGATTGGCATCGATATGGTCAACTTCTGGGTAATTGTTTGGATTAGGTACGAATGCTTTGGCTACAAGTATATGTGCACCGTATGTTTTCGCTACATTTTCTTTTGATAATTTTATCTTATACAACGAATAAGTTGGAGTATCTGCGAATACGCTTGCTTTTTTCATTGATATTTTTGTGGTAAAACTTCCGTATCTATTTCTAACCTTTCGGGGTAATGATATAAATCTACCCAAAGAAGAGACCATATAAAAGCCTTCATATCCGACTACATCCCTCCATTCTTCGCCTTCAAGAGACACACTCTTGATAAATTCTTCGTTTGTCATTGATTTTACCGAATTAAATGATGCCGAAAATTGAAAAATGGGAAGGGCTTCGGTTTACCCTTATCAGTTGGTCATGACTCCAACCTATCCCGATTGTAAATATAGTAATAAATAATTAAATTACAAAAGATTATGGCATTATTTTCTTTTAATAATTGGGGATTTCCATTCCAGTTCCCCTCCCTCGGAAGGGTGAATTTCAACACCCTCCCGACGGTGGCGGTCACGGTGGGCACGGAGAATGTGACGCTGGAGCTTCCCAACCATGCGTTCCGTAACAGGGACTATGTGGGCGGGTTCTACATCAACCTCCGTCAGGCGATACCGGCCGGTACGACGGGCACGCTCCCCATACTGATAGGGACAAACGGTGACACCCGTCCGCTTATGGCTTATAACAATGAGCCGGTGACGGTGGCCAACCTTGCGGGAACGGGCATTTATGAAATCCATTATAACAAGTACACGAATGAGTTGTTCCTTGTCAATGGAGGATACAGGCCAACGACCGCCACGGCGGCACAGGCAAACGTGAGAACGGCTCCGGCTGGAGTGAACAAGTAATTAACCGGGGCATCGCAGGTTGCGGTGTCCCTATTTAAAAAACAACAATCATGTTTCAGAATTTAAGGGCAAACAATCAGTTATTCATCCTTCATAAGGAAGCTAAGCATTATGTGGAGATAGGTTCGGTGGTGAGCGTGTCGGCTCCCAAGCCCAAATATCCCATGACACAGCCTTTCCCGTCACCGCAGATAGAAATGGTGGTGGACGTGGTGGCCAGTATCAACGGGCAGAATACGACGTTCCAGAACCTTCCGGCAGGCGGTGACATCGCAGACTTCGGACAGAACGGGAATATCGTGGTCTCATGTTCGCGGGATGCGATGAACAATGAAATCTCGATGATAAAACAGAAGAGCAGCGAGATTGTCAACAGCCGGGATTACCATCTTAATGTGATAACCGCATGCGATGAGATGCTGACCATGCTCAACCCTGAATTTGCGGAGAAACAAAGGCAGGAACAGGAGATTTCAAGCTTGAAAAGCCAGATGGCCGACATGAGCAAGAACATGTCCGACCTTATGGCGTTGAACCGGCAGCTTATGGAACAGCTTGGCCTGAATGCTGAAACATCTAAAACCAAAAAATAATTATGGGAATGTGGAGTATTTTGGAAGAAGGGCGTGACGATTACGGACGCGGCTTCGGAATGAGAGGCGGCAGTGAACTGGAGGAGGCTTACAGGGAAGGTTGCCGGCATGGTTATGAAAAGGCCATGAGAGAGATGCACGGAGGAATGGGGTTCCGTGGTGAAGGCGGTTACAACGGTGGAGGAAGTTATTCCGACATGGGGGAACGCCGTATGCCGGTCTACTTTCCGGAGTATCCCCGAATGGATGAGATGGGCGAACGTCGGCGCAGACGTGCCAACGGGGAGTTTTATTAACATGGGAGGGGTGGAATGCCCCTCTTTCACTAAATCATAAATAGGTTATGGGACAAAGATTGGATACATACGACAGGCTTCCGTCGGGAATGAAAGAGTATCTTTCACAGTACGGGTGGCATTTCTCAAAAAAGATGTGCGAGTGGGCCGTATCGAAAATGAGGGTGTCGGATGATTCTTCATCTGCCGCATCTACAGGTAAGACACGTAAGCTGGAGGCAATGAAGAAGGATGAAGTCGAGGAGCTTTTGAAGAAATACGGTATCAAGCTGGAGAAGGATGCCGGATACGACTGCGTGTACGTGGCCAACATGGCGAAGGCGGATTATTACAAGAGCTCGATTGCCGACGAATCACATCTTGCATTGTTCGTCAAGGATTATATTGATGATCCGGACGGATATGAGGGGTTGCCTTTCACGAGGTTTTACGCGGATTGCATCGGAAGCGGTACACCGATTATGTGGTCAGAGATGTTATGATAGTGCAGGATTTCTACATACCGGAATATGATTGGAAGGTTCGGGTTTACTATGCCGTGACGACGTACTGGAAGTATGAGATTCTTCATGAGTTGAAAAGGATAGGATGCCGGGGTGAACAGCTTGAAAGGGCTGCCCGGAGCCTTTCTGAGGGTAATCCGGACACGGGGCTTACGTATTCTGACTTTTATGGGCGAGAGACGTTGATGGTGATTTCGCTTACGTCCACCCCTGAGCAGTTCCAAAACTCATGGGACCATGAGAAGGGGCATTTGTGCCGGCATATCTCACAGGCGTTCGGGATTGACCCGTTTGGGGAGGAGGCGCAGTACCTTAGCGGGTATGTGGGCCAGAAAATGTTTCCGGTGGCGAAGAAATTCCTTTGTGAACATTGCAGAAATAATTTAATAAAGAATCATGGATAAATTAAACATAAGAATTGAAGCAGCCCGTCTTGCCGTAGAAAGTGGCGCAGATAAAGAAACTTTTGATGAAATGGCAAAGGTTATTGAGAAATATATCATTGGAACATTGGATTTATCGGAATATGACAATCCGAATGCGACAATGGAGAAGGCTATGGATCTTTTTAAAATGAACCGTCATGAAGAAGAAAAAGCTTCCGATTTGGGAAAAACGGATGAAGTACGGATACAATGACAATTCTTTCTCCTGGATTTGGATATATTTGCTCACTTTAATATTCAATAGAACATGGAAGTAATGAAGGTATTGAAAGCCGTGTTCAGCGGCAAGAGCCGGGAGGAAGTATATAGTATGCTTTCTGCGGATGAGAAGAGAATATTGAATGACATTGCTGCCCGTCATGGTGTGAGCCGGGGGATGCGAAGAAAACTTGAACGTGATGCGAGGAAGGGAATACATTGATGAACTGATTGACAGAACCGACAATATTCCGTATATGGATTATTGCCGGTTGCTGTCGGTACTGTATTGGAATTTATGATGACCAATACTATTGTTCATTTTATCAATCCATAAATTTTCAACCATGACAGAATCTTATTGTAGATGAACTCCACATCATTACGGAAGTCCATATAGTTTTGATAAAGGAAGACCAAATTCGCACAATTATTAGAAATTGTGCTTTTAGCCTGAATGCCTAATACATTGGATAACTCGTTACGCAACCCGGAAGCCATCTTATCGCCTGCCAAAGAGGATGGAGAGTAAAGATATAATATAATGAAGATGAACTTTTTCCGTTGCATTACTGTACTTATGCCTTCATCGGACTTTTTGCAAATGATATTGGTGAACGTTTTATAAATTAGGGGAATAAGCTTCTTGTCTGATAGTATCGGTTTTATTAAGATGTTTTCTTCTTTGGACAAATCCGATTTTACGCTTCTGATTTTCCTAATGCGTTTGATTTTATCAAAATCCAGTTCCATGATACGATTATTTAATTAGAAATCCGTATTTTTGTACCTAAATAATCGTTGGGGGGCCTGCTTGGTCGTGCGGGCTGGCTCCCTTTTTTATTTTCCATTTGTCTCCCGTCCCCACAGCATTGCATTGTAGAGTGAGGTGGCATAGAGTTTCACTTCCCAATTTTTGGAAAGATATTCGTTACCAAGGGCTGCAAGACTGGCTTTGTACCAGAGGTATTCATTTCTTTCAAGTTTCATATATTCTTTTATTTGTCCGGTTCAATAAATTCGACATCGTAGAGTTCACAAAGTTGCTCGAATGTAGCTTCCTCTAAATCATGGTCGAAGATGTGGAAACACCCAAAGTTGTAGCCGAAGTTCTGACCGTCACAGAATGTTTGCTTTTTCGCGAGCGCACATTCTTTGCTTTCCAAAGAGAAGCATACGATTTCGTATCCTTTATCAAGGAGTTGTTTAAGCCAGGGATAGTCCTGACTAGTGGTGTAGAATATCATCATAGACTGAATTATGTAAAAATAACAAGAGAGCATCAACGAAAGATGATGCTCTCTATATTAAAAGAATTCCTTAGTTGTTCTTTCTATTTAATTCTGTCAACTACAATATGCGCTATTTCTACAAATTCATCCAAACACTCCTTTACATATTGATAATGAGCACCTATAACGCCATCATTACTGGTAAGCTCAAATACCGGTTTCTTCGCTTCTTGAGCTAAAGGAATTAGACTATGATAATTTCTAAAATCCGCAATTTTATAATCGACTCCACCAATAACCAAATCTAAGGGGGACAACCTTTCCGAAATTAACGGCTCTATAAGGTATTGTTGAATATATGCAGGAATCTGGTTACTCCAATTCTGATACGCTTTTGTCTTGCGCTGCCTATATACATTGAATTGCTGTAAAATATATCCTGAAAATTTAGGCTCGCCTTTAGGGATGTCGAAATTATTCACTCGCGCTCTTTGCTTAGCAAAATTATAATCGTCAATCCACTGTGCAAATACTCTTCCTATATTTTGAGTGCCTCTTAAAGAAAACAAATCAGGAATCATAGGTATAATAAAGTTATCGCAACTCAATATAACAGAACGATTCAATGATCCTAAGTTAGGACCTAAATCGACGAGGATATAATCTATCTGATTTGATTCTCCGAACTCTTTTACCATCCTCAACAATGAGGATGTTACACGGAAACCTCTTTCTTGCGCTGCCAATATTTGCGTCCACGCATTAGACAATTCTCCTTCAAAGTCCGACAATAACAAATCTCCTATAAAAATCCAAATTCCTCTTCCGGGAATATGATAAGGAGTAACAGTCTTTACATCTCCAGCACCAGTAACGATTGGCTCAATAGCTTTATATAAACTATTGCCTTGTTCTCCCCAAGCCTCTTCGATAATGTTTTCCGAACAGATATGAGCAGTCAAGTTACATTGGGGATCTAAATCGACAAAAAGTACCCTTTTCCCAATTTGTTCTAAAGCGTACCCTAAATGGAAAGTAAAGGTCGTTTTCCCAACACCGCCTTTATTATTGAAAAAAGCTATTGTTTTCATAAATGACAAATTTAAAATCGCACCAAATATACAAAAATATTTGAGTAAGCGATTTGATTATACACTATTTAATTCTTTCAATTCTTCTCTTCGTCAATCATCTTTTTTATCTTGGCTGCATCTTCGTATTTCTCCTGTTGGATACAGAGAGCCAAAATATGATATAGCATATTGAGATGTGTGGTGTCGTGTCTCGACTTGACCCAGCGCATGAAGTTAATTGTCTCGTCCAGCCTCTTTCCCATCCGATTAATTATGCGACAGACAAACCATACGAGGAAGCATAAAGCCAAGCTGTTCACTACGAAGAACAGGGCTTGCAATATAAATTCAGGGGTGTTCATTTTAAAACCCTCCTTCCTTGTATTTGGTTATACATTCGTCCAACTGCTTTTTGGCTTCCTCCACAATCTTTTGGTATTGCCTGATTTCTTCAATTTCATTTTCTGACAATTTAGGACAACCTTTGAGCCATGAATGGTAGTTACAACCGTTTATTCCGTAGGAGGAACATTCTGTGTTATAGTCATACCACTTTATCAGTTCTTCCTCGGGGGCATCCTCCTTAAGGTCGGTGACTATCACGTCCATGTTGAAGTAATAGTCGCCACAGCACACTATTTCGCCCACGCATCCGGCGACCCAACTTTGCCGGGCATCCTCATAGTCGAAGCCGTGCTTTTCGCAGAAGGCTTCGAGCAGGGCGTTACAGGAATTGTAATAGACTTGAAGAAGCCTTGCATTGTTATCGGGTTTGTTCATTTTCCACCTCCTTTGCATAATAGTCCAACATTCCATTGTTCGTAAGTATCTTCTTGCCGTAAATGCGTGCCGCTTCCATTTCGAGCGCACATCCTTTGGATTCCACCCATCCTGGCAGGACAAGAACCGCATCACATCCGAGCAATGCGGTGATGTCGCGCCCGATGTGTTCGGCATAACTTGCTTCCGGGTCGGGAGACACTTCCAAAGGCGACACCGCATTGAATCCATGTTTTTCTATCTGTGCGGAAGCTGACTTGCAGTCTGATTCCACGTCTTCCATGTCCCGTCCGCTGATGGGCAGGCTTATGTAGATTTTCTTTTTCATGGACTGTTCCCTTTCCTACGTTTGTCCGCATCCCGGTCGTCAAGAATGAGCTTGACAAACTTATATAGTGAAAACATTAAGGCGAACCATAGTAATGTTCCAATTATGATTCGGAATTGCAGATACTCATTAAGAAGCCCCAAAAAAGCAACGGATGCGGGTAGGAACAAAACAGCTATGGTTCCTGCTATGATTTTATTCTTCATCGCTTCCTCCTTTCTTTTTTAGTTCTGCCACCAGAGCGTCGGCATATATCACAGATTTTTCTATTACCTTTTGTTCTGCATTGGAAACACCTTCATAACACGTAATTAAAGACTTCATCGCAGCTATGGCCGCCTGTATGCGGACTTGATTCCAGTTGATGGTGTCTTCGTCATTGGTTTGTAAAAATTCAAGTTCCGACTGGGAATAGTAAATTCCATTGCAATCATCGTTTACATATATGCGCTCAATACCGTTTTTACTAATCACGCGCTCTCCCGTTTCGTGGACATTCACTATATGCCCGTTTGATTTTATTCTTGCTTTCATACCCATTTTACTAATTCAAACTCATATACCCACACATAAGGATTGCTTTCCCATGTGCCTTTGCCGCTTATCTTGTCTATCAAAGCAGCGTAGGCTTCACGGGGTGTATCAAATAATTCCCCTGTTGAACACCAAGAAAAACCTTCTTGCTCATAGTAATTAATCCCCTCTGCCATACAATCAACATCAGATATATCCTGCAATCTCTGTATTCTTACTTTGTTGATGCGGATGCGGTGAAGCATATAATCTGCCCTGACAAACATCTTGTTGTTCCAACCTGCAAGTTTTGTTGGTTCAACACCTTCAAACTCCAGACAATCGTCCCATAAAGCTCCATAAGACATGTATTTATAGCTTTGTGCGATGGCAACGATTTCCATCTCTTGATACTTGGGTTTTATCCAATCGGTATATTCTTTATCGTTGTCTTTATTCACCCAACAATAAGCCAGCCATAAAGGATGTTTTTCCGGTTCGTCACTCAATAAGAAAGAAGTCGGAAACGCTATTTCGCTATTCTTGTACGGTGGTTGAATAGTGGCTATTCGCCTTGTCTGCGTCTTTCTTCCTTCCAATACAGCTTGTGTCAAGCCGTATTTGTCATTAAACATTATCTTTTTCATACTCAATAGTTTTTGTTCCCGTGTTTATACGGACGGAGTTCGTTATACTTCATTTTCTGCTGGATAAACCAATCGATTTCGATACCTTTTTCTTGGCAATACCTTATTATGGAAGCCAATACAGCACAGATTTTCGTTTCTACCGTATTTTGCTCTTCTGTTATTATTCCGGTAAGAACATAGCATATTTCCGAAAACATAACGTCCTGTTTCAAACTTACCAAATCGTCAACAAAATCGTATGTAGCAGACAAATCATATTGCCTCAATCCTGCCAAATCCAACAAGCGTATCACGGCATCGGAAAGTTCGTCCTCCACGGAATCTTTGATGTATTCGTCAAAAGCGACCTTGTAAGCATGATCCGGGTCTGTTGTGAAACGACATATAAAATCTTCAAATGGTGTCCTGAATGCGTGCATTCTTTTCCTGTCAGCTTCCACGGCTTCCATCAGCTCTGAGATTACCAAGCAGAGGAAGTGTTCATTACTATATTTTTCATCGTGCCATCCGTGTTCGCAGGCGGTCTTGTAGGCACGGTCTCTCAGTTCGTTCAAGTTCATTTCTCAGTCCTCCTTGTTTGGTAACAAATCATCTAAATAAGCCCATTTCTCTATTGCGCTTTTATCACACTCGTAATCATCACATTCTTCATCATCCCATACCTTCTCCGTGCAATTCCAATAACGTATGCCATATCCATAGCCCGTACTTAATTGCCCCTGTACAAGACAGGGTATTTGCGGGTAACGGTCATTCTCATATTCTCCGTAAACCTGTGGTTCTTCGGACTTCATATCATGCCAAGTAAGGGTTATATATTTAAATGCTCCTTGTACATATCCCAACATATAGGCTTCTTGACAATTCTTATCGGAAATTCCCCATGCTTTACACATGGATCTCGCTTCATTTCTTACTTGTTTTTCTGTTTGTTCTGTCATAACTCACTCCTCCCTATTAGGTATTAAGTCTTTGGTGTATGCCCAACGCTTCGGTTGCATGTTTCTTATTCCGTCCATAAATGAGAATCCGCCACTGTGATAAAATTGACTGAGGAGAAAAAAACTACTACCTCCTGATTTTACCTCTACGAGGCATTGGGCGTTCCTGTCTTTGGGTTGTTCGTCTGCATCGTGCCACACGGAGTTGATGTACCAGTTGGCACCAACAACAAAACCCTTTGTTAATCCGTTGTCATAATCAGCCCTTGCGTTGATAGCAAAGGGTGATTTATCTAAATTCTTCAACTCATTGTCTGCAAAACAAATTGCTGCTTCCTTAATCTGTTCTTTTATCATAATTAATCCCCTTTCTCCTTAATAATTTGAACGTGTTGGATTCATTACATCGACATCACATTCATGGCATTTACTACATGTCTTATCTTTATCTCTAATGCAAGTTGGTTTAGATTTATACTTAATCCGTTCCAAAACATCCCTATTAGCTTCTAATATTTCATCAAAAGAAGGAATAGGCATCCACGCAATTTCTTCGTAATACATTGCCGATTTCGCCGCCCAATTTCCATTTATATAAATATTTTCCGATACAAAATATTTATCATGATGTTTCATTCTATTAAGAACTAATACTTTTTCTTTGGATTCCGGCAAACGTTCTTCTACACTTATCCACGAAAAATGTTTTTTCATCCATTCTGCACCATTGACAAACGCCTGTTTAACGTCTCTAACTTCTGCATAATCGAAGTCATCAGCTTGGGCTGTATATATTGCCGCTGCTTTTTCAATATCTTCTCTTTTCATAAATCAAAATCAATTTTCTGTTGTAATACTTCATCGGCATAGAACTTGTCAGGAATAGATTTCATATATTCCATGCAGTCCATATTATATACTTCACTTATCGGCATAATTCTATTGCTTTAAATATCTCATAGGCTACCTGCGGCACTATTGCATTTCCGTAGGCTTTCACGGATTCTTGCCTCCATTTAGAAAAGGTAATACCGTCCAATCTACCGGAAAGCCCATCATCTCCGCTACAAATCGGGGATTGAGTTTGGAATTTCTCCCATATTGATGAGCTATATTGTGTTTTAAATTGCTCATCCGGCTCGCTCCATCTTTCCGTTCTTTGGTTGTTCCCGTATATTTGTCGCTTGCCGTAGGGGTCGGCAGCAATCCGTGAAAATCCATCCAATCCGTTAAACCGTTCGCACCGGCCTCCCCTTTGTCCCGACACCGCATCCCTTTCGCACCTCTCTTTTTCAGTTCTGTAACTCGTTCCGCATGATGTATGTCGGTCGTCATCGGTGTGGGAAGAAGTTCCAACGGCATAAATTCCGTTTTGCCCTGTGAATTGCATCGCTTCAACCCCTGCGTTTGTACGGTGGGCAATAAACCAAATTCTATCCCTTCTGTGCGGTGCTCCGACGGCACAAGCCGGAATAAGTAACGGTTGGACGGCGTATCCTTCACGTTCAAGGTCTCGACAAATGGTTTCGATAACATATTCCTGTCGGTGCAATACTCTTTTTCGGTAATCCTCTCCGAATAGAGAGGCCTGACCTCCCACTTCAACCTCCGCACCGGGCTGTACCATCGTGAGGATTCCAGCAACATTCTCACCAACGACCCAAGTGGGTCGGATTTCCCGTATAGCCCGGAGCATTTGAGGCCAGAGGTAACGGTTATCATCCGCTCCTTTTCTTTGTCCGGCCAAACTGAAGGGCTGGCAAGGGAACCCTCCGGAGAGTACATCGATTCTCCCTCTCCATTTGGAAAAATCTGTCCTTTCGATGTCTGTATAGTGCTCTGCATCTGGAAAATGGTAATTTAAGATTTTGGTACAAAATTCATTTATCTCGCAATGGAAGGCATTATGCCATCCCATCCATTCGGCGGCAAGGTCGAAACCGCCTATGCCGCTGAACAAACTTCCGTGGGTAAACATTTAACATCTATTGTTTTTTTCTGTAAAACTATATCGCTTTCCGTATCTTTTTCCTGCGGTTCGTCCACACGGCCGAATACGACATCCCCATCTCATAAGCTTGTTCCATGACAGTCATGTTACGGAATTTTGGGGAATGGTATTCTTTGGCTTCCGGATATTTCTGTGTCAGGCCGTAAGCGGATGCCTTCTGGTAGATGGAACTGAGTGAATGCCGGGACAAATACACGGCAATATCGTGTGTGGGCATGAAGCCGTAGTTCTTTTCCAAGAAATGAAGTTCGGCCGGCGTCCAATGGTTTATGTGTTTTGTTTTCATCGTTTTTTGAATCTAATCTGAATGAATCCTCTTTTTTCCGTTTCTCTCAACAGATCCATATCCTCATCCCGTATTTCGACCTTCGTTTCCTTGTTGACAGTCATGCCCCAAGGGATGCCGAAACGCTTCCTGATGCGGGCGCGTATGGATTCGTCTTTCGTTACCCAGTAAATCGTCAGTTTCATGGTGGAGTGAGTTGTCTGAGGGCTTCTTTGTCGCCATCGGCGGCACGTCGGCGAAGTTCTTGCACTAATGATAAGCTTGTATGCCCTTTCGGCGGGACAAATCTCCTGCGCTCGATTTCTTCAGCAAGCTTGTTGCGGTTGATTAAATCAAGCTCCTTGTTGCGTTCAGGAACAAACTCCTTGAAGAAAGCGTTACCTATACGCCGGGAATCAAATGCGCCGTATGAGTTATCGTATCGGCCAGCCTTGTAGCGTGCGAAGAACAGCATGACTTCGGACATCTTGAATCCGGATATTTGGGATGAAAACGACTGGCAGAATATGACTATGCCGTCTACAATGCCCTTTTCACGACTGCTGGAAGAACCGAACAGGGCAGACACCTGTGTGTCTACCCAATAGGCGGAAGTACCTCCCCCATAAAGCGCGTCAAGCTGCAACAGTGTGGGACAATCTGCCATATACGCCTTTTCTGGATTGCTTGCGGTATACCCCCATTGCATCGGGGAAAATGCACACACTATCTCAGAACGGCCTTTCCACTTGGTCAGCCAAGCCCGCTTCGAGGTCAAGCTTATGTTGTTGCAAACGTTCAAGAGCATAGGCGTTTGCTTCTTGCTTGCTTGTATAATTGCTCCGATTTGCTGTTCCATAAGTCTTTTGCTTTTGAAGTTCGATATTCAACCACCTTGCAAAATGCGCCATGGCATCCTTCGGGGATTTGTGTGTTTCACCCTCATTCTGGAGTTTCCGGAAAAATCGGCCAAGATAATCCAAGAACATGGAGGGGGTAAAATCCTTATGGCCGGAATTACGGATGTTCATCGAAACCGTTTCCATCCAACTTTCGTTACCGGACAATTCAGTATGACACTCCTGCAATGTTTTCTCAAAAACTTCGGGAGGGGGGAATTCTTCTTTTCCTCCCGATAGGGAGTTTTCTTTTTTATTTCCTTTCTTTTTCTTTTGTGCGGTTTTTCCGGAATTTACTTGGGTTTCTTCCGAAGTTAACATGGTTTCTTCGGAAGAAATGAGGGAATATTCCGAAATAACTGATTTTCTCTTCATATTTTTTATGGCCTCCAAATACCGCTCCTGTATTCCTCTTGAAGTAAGGATATGGAATTTATCATATAAATCTTTAGAAAACAACCCGAGTGTCAGGCAGCATTTGATAACCTCACGTATATACGCCTCTTCAAATCCGGTCTGTTCCGAAAGTATGAAGGGCAACTCTTCATCCCACAACATGTAGTACCCATTCTTATAGATAAGACAAAGCAGGAGAGCATATACTGATATTGATTTGCCACGCTGGTACTTGATTAATTTCCTTATTTTTATATCTTGAATAAAATCCACATCAAATGGGAAATAAGTAAGTCCCGTGCTTTTTGGACGTGCCATGACTTTATAAAGATATTACTTGTACGTATTTTAGTTCACCGGTATAACCTCTACTGCGTAATTCTTCCATCAATTCACGTGGTGTATATTTGGCAAGTTCAGGATTGGAGTATACTTTATGTATCTTTTTATTTTTTACATACTCCCTTGCAAAGTCCTTGCAATGACGTTGATAACCATCTTTGGTATTTGAACTTTTATAGAACTCACTCAGAGGAAGTTCACGACCGCATTTGTTACATTTCTTTGTTTCCATAACCATTTCTATTTAAAGTCTATTTCTTCTATTTCAAATTCCACCCTCGGGTCTTTCTTGTCCACAATCTTGCGGGCATGAATCTCCATGCACTGCCGGTCATTTTTTATAACTTTACAAGTTTGCAGGCAATCAAGAAGGACCTTAAAAGCATTGTCCAAGTCCGGCCGCATGTTCTTGTAGTAGATATCCACATCAAGCTTGAAGAACCCTTGTATGTTTTTTCCCCGGATGGAACATTGTGCATAAAAGGATTCCTCATATTCCTTCAGTGAAGGCGTTTTGGCAAGTGAACCATGGCCGCATAACGTGACTATACGGTAGGAATTGGATTTTGAAGGTATATTTCCATGTATTACTTGTTTCAGCATAATTTTCGTTTTATGTAGTACGGAATTATTTAAACCCCCATTCTTTCATGTAGTCAATGTTTTCAGGAAAACCCTCCACGGTTTTAGGACTTAGGAAAACCCTCTCACTTTGCAGTCCACTGCCGCCCCATTCGGTTGGTGGGCATCGGTCATATTCGTCTTTATTGGATTCGCTCACGCTGAAACGCGGTTGAAATCCATATCCTTGCACGCTTTCTCCCAAAAGATGGCCGAATTTCCGTAATGCCCATTCAAAAGCAATATCTTTATATAGGTAATGTTCAGAGAAAACCGCCACATATATTTTATGCTGGAAATATCCTGTTTCCGTCAAATCAGGATGACATCTGATACAGAAATATTCAATGCGTGAAAGTATTTCCTTGACGAACTTCTCGTGCTTTTCACAATCCTCTTTCGTGAGGAACTCTTTGCCATCGTCTGCGATGTACACTGTTTTGGTTACTTTTTCTGTTTTCATATTTTTCTATTATTGGTTTACACAGTTCAACAACCCGTTTGCAATCCTCTACGTCGAACATGCCAATGTGACATAGTTCACGGGGTACATTTAGTTTCATTGACAGCCACAGATAAGCCTTATTCCTGTTCGATGTATCCAGGATATGTTTCTTCCAAATCTTGTTTATAAGATTGGTTTTCGCTATCCGGTCGAAATAGAAGTGGGCTTCTTTCTTGGCTTCCCTAAGTTCCGCATTTGCCAGACGTCCTAATGCTTGGTCCGTGCCTTTGTGGACACCAACGTATGCCTTGCAATCACGGCAGAGGTAAATCATGCCATAGGAGCGTCCGTATATAACGGAACTGTCTACGTATTCGGTAGGCTTGCCGCAATAAGGGCAAATCTTACCTGTTAGTATTTCATTCAT